CTGCTATTGCCAATATTAAAATATCATTACTTTTAATAGCATATGTAATTCCACCAGGAAAATATTCATCATAACCTTCAGAACCTCCTAATTTTTCTTTAATAAGTTGAAGATTGTAATCCCAATGTTGTTTGTTTCTTCCATGAAGTATATAACAAAATCTATCTCGAAATTCTGGATATTTTTCTTGAAGGTATTTTGATTGTTTAATAGCCACATTTAAATTTTCTTCAATTTGTTTTTTTGTTTCTTCATTACTCATATAAGTAAAATCATTAACTCCTTCTGTTTTTCTTTTAACAGGAGGTTTATCAAATGCAAATATTTTTGTTGCTCCAAGTTTAACTTGAATATCAATACTTTGCTTCCAGTCAATATTACATTGTCCACTAATAACTTGAAACCCACCACTATCAGTAAGTAAAAACATATTTTTTGGAAATTCTAATCGTTTTATAACTTTTTCATTAATAGTCATTAAATTTAATAAAACATTTGGATAATAATAAGAGTCTGTTTCTTTCCACCATTGCAAATTATTTGTAAACGAATACTGTGCCGAGTACACTGGAATATACCGACTTTTTAATTTTGGAATTTTTGGTTGCATTATACTTCATGAGCTTTCAAGATATCAACATCCTCTCTACCTCTATACTCGCTTTTTTTAATTTTTGGCAACATCTCTTTGAACCATGAAACATCTTTAGGATTTTGTTTAAAATAATCTTTTGGAATTTCAATATTGTTACATTTCAAAGATATCCATTTTCTCCAACAAGGTTTACAATTTCCACATGCAATTTTTTTCCCTTCATAACAACTATAACTTTCTAAAAGCCATTCTTTTTTTCCACCAGATTCTAGAAATTGTTCTACTAATTCTGTTTTTGTTAGATGTTTTATAGGTGAATAAATATTAAATTTTCTTTTTTCAGTCCAATGTTGTTCATCCCACGTATGATTTAATAAATTTTTCATATGAGTATAAAATCCTTTATCTTTATCAAAACTTCTATCACCGTCGACACTAGCAAGGAATATTTTTTCACCATAACTACTTGCTAATGTTATAAAATAAATATTCCTATTAGGAATAATTAAATCATCCCGTTCAAGTTCTCCTAGCCATGTTCCAATATCAATTTTTACAAGTTTGTTCTTATCAATTGCACCAATTTCAATTAATTTATCAATAGTTTCAATTTCTCGTTTACAATATTTTCCTCCATAATTAATATGCAATAAAATATCTGGTTTAAAAATTTGATTTACACAAAGACAATCCATCCCTCCACTAAAAAGTAATACCGTTTTATTTTTTACTTGTTCTTTATCTTTTTTTGAACTTTCAATTACCATTGTAACCCTCCCAAATTTTTATCATCTATCATTATATCTGCTCTTAGTTTTTCACAAACAATAGCATGATACTTAATTTCATTATCATCTAATATTTTTTTAATTGGAAAAAATTGTGACCAACTTCTTGCAGTATAGATTACAATAAAATTAAAAGGGTTTTCAAAACAAATATTCACTTTATCTTTATTTATAATTTTTTTCTTATCTTCATTCCAAATTGTTAAATCAAAGTCTATTGTTACTACATTCATTTTATTAAATTCAAAAATTCTTGTTTAGTTTGTGGATTATCTTTAAAATTTCCTTTCATTACTGAACATGTCATTTGTCCTTTTTTCTTAGCTCCTCTCATTGTCTTACAGAGGTGCTCGCCTTTCATTACTAAAGCCATTCCAAGTGGTTCATGTTCTTCAGCATCTTTACATAATGCTTCCCAAAGGTATTCGACTATTTCGTGGACTAATCGTTCTTGGATTTGTAGTTTAGCGCTGAAATGGTCAACAACTCTCGCCACTTTACTTAGACCAAGAATCTTTCCGTTTGGGTTTGGGATATATGCGAAGTAGTATTTTCCGAAGAATGGGATTACATGATGTTCACATTGACTGTAGAATGTTCCTTCATCGCATATCATCTCATCATACCCAATTCCATCAGTACCATTGTCAAATGTTGTCACCTTTGGAAGTTTTTGTTTATTGTATCCTCTGAATAGTTCTTTGTACATCTTAGCAATTCTATGCGGAGTATCTTTAAGACCTTTTCTATCTGGATTCTCTCTTATTTCAATTAGTATTTCTCTCCATAATTCTTCTACATGTTTTGTATTCATCTCATTTTCTCCTTAACAGTACAATTTATTAACTTACACTTGCCACCCTTTGGAATGATTTGTATTATTCCACACTCAGGACATCTTATTCTTGTTGTAGCACAGGTGAATACAACATGCTCAGCTTTACAATCTTTACAAATTACTTTAACAAATTGTATTGTTGATTGTGGGTCTATAACATAATGATTTCTCATTCTACCCTCGCTGCTAATATATAGACAAATTTTAGATAATCAGTATCACCTTTGATAACCAATGGAGTTTCAATACCAAACCCAACTCGGAGGTCTGTAAAAATATTCTTAGTCTCTACCATCGGTACAATATAATTCAAATCATAAAGACAATGACAATCATCAAACTCACCTATCTTTTCAGCAGTTGTTAATACTTCTCCTTCGACCATATTAGACTTCATCTTTATTGTCAATTCATCTGTTCCTTGTAAACAACAGATGGTTCCCAAAACATTCAAGTCAGTAATGGTTTTTGTGAAGTCTGCAGATTTCATACTCCAGATAGATGTCACAGGAGGGTTGGGGTCAGGTCTATCATCTTCTTTTCCAACAAAGAATTTTAATGTGAATGATTCTTTCTTATTGCTGAGTTGGATTGCATCTTCTAAGAAATCAATATTCAATTCTGTCTTTCCAACTTTCTTTATCAGTTTAGAGAAGAGGTCATTACTAAGAGTTAAGATTTTATTTTCTTCAACTTCGTATTCGTCAAACATGGCTTTGGAAATATTGAATAGAGCAAGATAAGTAGCACTAGGGTCTACTGCTCGAATCTTTATTCCTTCTGGTGTAAAGACATAATCTGTTTCCATTGATACAGCTCCAATTACTTTGATGATGCTTTCAAATTGTTTGAGGTTTGTTTTTATTTTAATCATTTTAATCTGGATTCATCTGGTCATCTTCCCACCAAAAGATAATCCACTCCTTTATATTTTCAAATTGTTTATTTACTAAAACAAAGAAGTATGGGAAATTTCCAAAAGAATGCTTTGTTGCTCCTGAGTCAAGACAGTCATCTAAAATTGCAGTATGTTTTCCATTTGGTGCAGCTGTGATTGGTAGTCCAGTTAAATAAGATATTCGAGCAGCCATAATAATTCCTCCACGAGGTATACCATATATATCTTTAATATTTTTATTGCTTAATAAACATTTTGCAATTTCCTTACATCGATATTCAAAGTCTTCGAAGTCAATGTAATGTGTTTGTTTACTGTTTCTTTTTACCATCTTTTTTATTTATATTATTAATATAGTTTTTTATTTAAATATTTATTGTATCTAACATATATATTCTAATACCATATAATTGAGTATATACGTTTTTCTTTTTCCATGATTATAAAATGTGGGCTTGACCTCCGCGGTTACTTCCAGTCATCCCACATCCCCGTCTTTCGACGAATGGGAGTGATAGGACTTGCACCTATTAAGGCTAAATCAACTCGAGTATAGTTAGCCACCAGTGTTTGGCGAGTTATCTTAATTCTCTACACTCCCAATGCACACGGCAGAGAATCGAACTCTGCATCGGCGGGCCATTAACCCAACGCTTACCATTAGTAGACGTGTGCAATCAACAAGGGACGCCCAAATTTTAGAGTATCCATCCCTCGATGACTATGAATCCCCCTCTTTAGTAGTAGACCATTACAGCCCAGGAATTGAACCTGGATTTAAATTAAATAAACGTGTTTGGTGTTTACATTTGTTGTGTGTCAAGGAGGGGGCTAAAGTTTTGATTTTGTTTTCTTGACTATTACTTTTGCAGTTTGTTGAATCTTTCGAGTGAACTGTCAACACCCTTTATTAGTTCATTAAGTGTGTCTGTTTTCGCTTTTTCAACTGACTCGAAGTGTTTCAATTTTGTTTTAGCATCTTCTAAACTCCTATTGTAAACAGATTCTGTGTTTTTGATTTTAAAATCAAACATATCTTTTTCTCTATTTAAATCTGCTTTCTTATTATTATGCGCTAATTCAAAATCTTCTTTCTGCACTGAAACATCCTGGATGTTTCTTTCTATATTCAAAATCTCAAGTTCTTTATCTTGAATATCATCTTTGTGCCCATCTCGTTCTCTTATCAATGCATTTTTCTTCTCTTCAAGTTCTGCGATTACCTGATATCTACTTTTCGTTTCGATTTTCTTTCACCTCCTTTGTAATATTATAATTGTATTTCATATCATACTCCTCTTTTATTATCATTTAATAAAACGTGTAATCTACATCCATATTTTAACCCATATTTACAACATTTTTCAATAACAAATGTAGAATTTTTAATTTGTTCTGTTCTTGTTGCCCCTTTCGGCATAAGGTAACATTTTTTCATATCAAGTTTATATTGATTTATAAAAATTAAAATACGTTGCATCTCTTTTTCATTTTCTAAAACAAATTTATAATAATTTGCACACTTTAAAGTTGCTAAATCATAAAATTTAAATTCATCATCATATTGTTTTGGGCTCATAATAATTTTAAAATTATCGTTAATTGGATATTTTTTGATTTCTGCTTTACCACTTGTTTCTAAATGAACCTCATAATCATTATCTATAAGTGTATTAATCAATTTATAAATATCAGGCTGTGCATATGGTTCTCCTCCTGTAATTACAACTACTCGATTATTATAATTATTAACTTTATTCATAATATCTTCAATGGTCATTTTAAAACATTCAATTGTTGGATTATTCCATGAATATTTAGTATCACAAAATTCACAAAATGGAGCAATACATCCAAATGTTCTTATAAATGTTGTGGGAGTTCCAACAAAAGGACCTTCTCCTTGAATTATATTTTCTCCAAATATTTCATTAATTTTCATTTCTTATTCCCTCCATTATGCCTTCGACCCTCATACCAGTCAAACATGTCTCTTCTTAATTTTGCCATTCGTCCATCTGGATGTGTAAATACAATTCCTTCTACAAAAGGACATACTTCATCTTTTCCATTAGTCCTTAAAGCATAAAGCGGCATCAATTCTTTGAACCATTCAGAAATAGAATCAAATGTTTTGGGGTATTTTCCCCAACATTTATATTTCAAATGATTCTGCCCATAAGTTTCAAATGGTATCCAAACATTTTCTTCTAAATTATATGGGTTACCATTAACCTTTGGTCCAATCAATTCTCCGAAGTGCTGTCCGTCTCCCAAAAACTCCATATACTTTTTATCAAATGAATTTAAGATTCCTTTTACTATATGTGATTTTCCTTTATTAAAGAAAGGTATTCTCTCAGTTCGGTTCCAAATTCCTGTAATGATTCCATCTGTTATTTGAATACTTACATTAGTCCCATGAAGCTTTTCAATCGCCATTACTGTCTCATCTTCGAACACCCAATCGTATCCTTCTTCAATTTCATCTGTGACTATGTAGTTTCCATCAATTTCTTTTCTTACAAATGGACTTTTAAGTTTAAGCATGTCTTTGATTTTCATTTTATCAACTCCTTTAAATATGTTTCAAACGCATCATCTTCATTATTCCACACTCTTATATTATCTTCAAGAATACCTGCATTAATCATCATTTGCCCAAACCTTAGGTCAGGATACTGTTTCCAATAATCACCAATCAACTTTAAAATTCTATCTATTCTCGTTAGGCTTCTCATAATTCACCTTCCGCATAAGATTTAGGTGATTCATATACTCTTATCTTAAAGTTTAAATTCGGTTTACCTAATAGATGTTTTGCATCTGACTTACACCAATTCAATATTTCCCAAACAAGGTTCTCTGCTGTTGGATTTTCATCCATTACATAAACACTATCTACTCCACATGTTGCTTGAAGAACATCAATGAGCTTATCATTCTCTGAGCATGCTTTTAGAAGTGTCTTATGGTCTAATAAGTTTTTAAGTTCTTTCGTTTTGGTAAAATCCCAAAGTATTCCAACTTTATCCAAATCACACTTAGGTCCTTCAATCTCAATTATTACTGTCCACAAGTGACCATGAAGCTGGTGGCACTTTCCCTTATATCCTACAAGTCTGTGGGCACTATCAAAATCGAATTGTGTTTTTAGTTTCATCTGTACACCAACCATATAATAAATTTAACTAAACCAAATATTAATATTAGTGCTAATATGATTGCTAAGATTATTGATATTGGTAACCATATTGGAGATAAAACCCACCACCATGACCAATCAATTTTATCTAATAATTTCAATGCTATAAATAAAATTGTTAGTAAACCACAAAAACCTATTCCGCCTGATGTACTACTTGAAGAGGTACTCATAGCCAATCTCCTTTTATTGTTTTAATTCCAAAATATGTATCTATTAATACAAGTAACTCTTTTGCTTCATTTATTGCCCATATTTTATCTTTTTCTGTAACATTTTTTTTGTTGTCCATTGGTAATCTCCAATGTAATACTTTTTGCTTAAATATTTTTAATCTCTGTTTCAATTCTTTTGGAAATTTTATTGGTATCGTTAACTCATAAATATGGTCTGCTGCTCCATAAAACCACATATAGGGTTTATTAATAATTCCTTTTGTTCTATCATCTTCAGTCATTAAATAATCTCTTTCAGAATGACAAAGAAATAATCCTAAACAATAAGTTAGACCTTTTCCAAATTTACTACTCATTTTTTTCCACCCAATAACATTTAGTATGAATAGAAATAGACATTACATTTCCCCAACCTTCTTTTACAGCTTGAATTGTGCACAATATTATTTTTTCGTTCAATTGAAATTTCTTTTTACAAACTGGGCATTTATCTTTGAGCATATGTTTTCCTACTTCAAATTCTCTTTCACTCATTTTACAACCAAAGGATAATCTTTTATCCATTCATTATATTTAGTTTCATTAATAAGTTCAATTGGATATTGCTCTGCAAATTTATTAAATTTTATCATACTTTGTGGGTATGGATAACCTTTTACTTCTATATAAAAATCTAATTCTTTTAAATAAAAATCAGGACAATATTTTATTCCATCTAAATTAAAGACTTTTGGTTCATATTCCCATTTAATATTTAAAAAATTAAAAATTCTTGCAATATTTGCTTCCCATGAACTTTTAAAATTCATTTGTAAATCTGGATAAAATTTATCATTCCAATTAAACTTACAATAAGTTCCATTTTTTATTTTTGTATTAAAAACTTTATTCTTTGTTTCTTGAGTATGATGCATTCCAAAAAAAGGATTTTTATCTCCTATTTGCTCATGATTTCTTTTGCTAACCCAAAAACATTTTCCTTTCCTATTTACTCCAAACATAGGATTATTTTCACCTTCCATGTTTTGCCCAATCGTATGCCATGTTTTATTTTCTACCATTTCTCTCATTTTATTATTCATATTTTTTGTTAATTGTTTACCATAAAATTTTGAACAATGATGATTAATAAAAGTATTATCATTTTTTACTTCTTGACCACATCCACATTTACAAAATTTTATCATTATTCACCATCTCCTTTATTTTTTCTATAGTAGGATTATTAACAACACTTCCTATAATTTTTCCATTCTGACGACATTTTTCAATTTTTGCATAAAATATTATTTCATTTTTAATAAATTTTATTTCATGATACAAAACTACATCTACCCAGTATGGTGTCAGTTTTTGACAGCTTGGACTAAATATTCCACTTGGTTGTCCTGCTCCAATATATTTTTCAGATTGTCTTGCTACAAAAATTACATTAGCATTTTTATTAATCAATTTCATAATTTGTTTTAAATATAATTTTGTAGGAACTGCCCAATCCCATTGTTGAGCAAATCGCTGATTAATAGGAATTTTAAATATTTTCGTTTTTGCATAAGCTTGTGACCAAGTCCATAAATCAGTTATTGAATCTATAATTACAGTTCCTACTTCATCATCAGGTAAATTAACTAAATAATTTACTGCATCTTGTAATTTCGAGAAATTTTTAACTTCATCCAAGTCGTCTTCATCTCCGCCATCTAATCCACAAATATTAAGAATTTTAGCATCTGGAAAATTTTTTGCTAATGGAGATGCGCCATTTTCAGTATCAATAATAAATACTGGTCCAGGAGAAGATAATGCAAAATGCGTTTTTCCAGTAGAAAAATTACCATAAGATAATATTTTCAATCCTCTTTTGTTTTTAGCTTCTCCTAAAGACTTGAATTCAATTTCTGTCTTTGGTTCTTCTTGCTCTTTCACATTAGTTGCTTCTTCATTCCATCCCATTATAATACTCCAAAGTGTGTCATCAATTTAATTATGACCCATATTATGAACCATGTTATTCCAATTCCAACTGCAAGGCAAAATATCATCCATGCCCATATGTATTTTAGTATATTCATTTTGTTTTTTCTTTGTTTTTGTTTGTGAGTAATTTTAAAAAAAATAATTTATTTTTTTGTGACGGGTTACTCTTCCTCGTCAGTTGATTCAGGTTCAGCTTCTGCTGCTTCATCTTCAGGAGTCTCTACTTCTTCAGTAGGCTCTTCTGGAGCATCAACAACTTCTGCTTGTTCAGTGTCTTCCATTGTAAGTCCTCATTTTAGTTCTGATTACCACCCAGCCGCAGCTGATGTTTCAGGTGCTACCTCGGTAGCATCTTTTGGTAATTCAGTTTGAACTTCTTCTTTTGGTGATTCAGTTTTAGCATCAATCTTTTCTTGTGCTTCAACAATAGCTTCATCAATGTTCTCATCAGTTATAGGTTCTTTAGGTTCAATCTTAAACTCTGGAATTGCATAAATTCCTAAAACATTTAACATCACATCGCCTAACTCATTAGGGTCATCTCTCGATGGGCCTTGAGCTGTTCGACCAACAACAATCACTTTACTACCTTCGCCAAAGTCTGGTTGAATGTTCTTTGGTATCCAACATGTCATTCCTGGAATACCAATATCTTCTAATGAAGCTTCCATATCCTCGATAACCATCATCTTACTTCCAGTCCTTGTTGGCTCTGTACCTAAGATTGAAACA